GCCAAGTTTCCTGAACCTGTTGCTACGCTTCCCTTCCAAATTAAATCATCAATTAGGGCATTGATTTTGTCAGCTTTCTCTGATGCGAAAATTTCCTCAAAAGGAATAGTTTCATTATATGAACCTGGTTGCATTAATTTTTGTGTGTAATATTGTTCAAGAGTGTCAAGACAAATTGACTCATTCACTCTTAATGGACATACACTTAATAATTGTTGTGATAGGATTGTTTCCCCATCTTCAGACCAACCACACGCACCTGCCTGAGCAACCAAGTCAGAATTGATGATGTTGATTGTTGCTGAACTTTTAATATCAGGTTGAACTGTAATAAATCTTAAAGTTCTACCACCCAATACTGCTTTCTTGATTAACGCCATTTTGTTTTCATCAACATACGCCGTTAAACCTGCTACATTTAAACTCATAATTTAATTTTTTTAATTGTTTATTGTTATTATTTTTTATCTATTTGCGAAGAATTTCAATTTATCTTCTTTAGTACTTTTTGTTAAACTAATTTTTTGGTTGATTGGTTCTGTTGAAGGAGCTTTAGCAAACATATCAACTCTTGATTTTAATGATTCATTCTCTTCTTTAACAGATGTTAATTCATTTGTCAATGTATCAATCTTATCTAATAGTAATTGTAATGAACCAAATACTTCTTCCATACCAACCTCATCAACTTTTTTAGTATCAGGAGTTTCAATTTCATTAATCATTCCGTCAGCATCAACATAAATAACTCTACCATCAGATAAATTGTGTTGTCCTTCAGGTGCTTTAACATATTCACCATCTATTTCAACCTCAACTTTATTACCAACAGCTAAATCACCATCAACTCTTACTTTTGTTCCATCAAGTAATGTTGTTTCAGCAAACTCTTGAGTAGATTTCATTACTTCTTCAACTTTCATATCTTCTTCCTCAATTGATTCTTCAGATTCTTTAATTGATGAAACTTTTCCAGATACAACACTTATTACCATTCCATCTTCAAGTGAGTAATCACCATCAGATAGGGGAACTTCACCATTCTCTGTTATTTCTGTTACGTCTGATCCAACATCTAATGAATCAGCACATCTGATTATTCTTCCATCCATTGTCTTATAATCCATAAATTTATATTCTTCTTGAGATGTGAATAATTCTTTAATTCTTGTTAAAATTTTACCTTTATCCATAATTAATTTTACCTTAAATATATTTTATTTATTTATGTTTAATCCTTTAGTTGTTTCTTAACTTCACTAAAACTAAACACAGTGTCTTTAATACTCTTTATAAACCTTTTAATCTTCTCAGATATACCTTCACCTTTAATCCATCTAATCTTTTCATCTATTGATGTATATTCAATCCATACAAATAAACCAGTCCAAAATTTGGTGAATAGATAATCAAACCATATGTATTTTTTTGTTATTTCATTTACGATATTTCTGTCAATTAAATAAACTAATATGATTACAGATAAATAAATCATTAGTTTCATCGTAATACCCTTTCTTGTAATCTTACTTGTAATTAATTCTCCCTTCTTTTTAGCATACCATCTACCAACGAATGTATCAAAGATTACCATCAATGTAATAATTAACATAAGTGGTTGAAGTGGGGCAATAAAAGCAAGAAATACAATCCAAAAATTATTCAATATTGTTAGTTTCATAGGTTTAAAATAGTTTTAATTTTAATTTCTTTATCGTCATCAGACATATTTGAATTTATAATACCTTCAATTTCACTGAATTTTTTGTTAATCATATCTTCTTCATACTGTTCAATGAATTGTCCCTCCAATGAAAAACCTGTAAATTCATTTGTATTTTTAATTTTATTCCAATATTCTTCATCATCAATATAGAATGAACCAACCCAACTACCTTTTGGTAAATCAGGATATAATTCAGAAGTAACTCTATCCCCAACAATAAATGATTCAACAAGATATACATCCTTAATAAACTTTTTAGGGTCGTGTTGTTCATTAACATTATTGATTTTATTCTCCTTAAAGTATTTCTTCATCATCTTTAAGATTGTATCCTCACTGAATTTAACATAATATTTACCGAATATTTCGTGATATCTTAAAATGGGAGTTTCAGCAACCATAATTGGGGATGTAACAATTCTTTTTTCATCTGATTGGAAGATATGTTTGGACATATTACCCATTGACATATTGTGATGTATCCATTCCATCTTTCTAATTGCCCAATTAATTCCTTCGTCTCCACCCCAAGCGTCCCACATAAGTCCACCACATCCTTCATCATAAGGAACATCTTTATTTTGTTGGTGTCTTTTAAATGATGCCATTCTACCAATTGTATCCATTGATAGATTTTCACCATTACACAATTGGTTTGCCCTTGTCCAACCCACTCTTGTCCCACATTCTACATTAGGATTTGAATCTCTGAACTTTATAGCTCTACAGGCATTCTCTTTTGCTGCTTTTGGATAATCATCATATGTATCAGTTTGAACTGAAAAGGTTTGCCAACTTATTTCAGTTGCTGGTTGACTAACGAATGATATAGCATCCAACCCTGAATACATATCATTTTCTTCTATATCAAGGTATATAATCAATGGTTTGTCCATAACATATATATTTAAAATTTAATAATGTTTAATCACTTAAAAAGTGGTTGTATTTTGAATCCTCTTAACTCTTTGTTGGGATGAGGTAATGTCTTGTTCCACAACATACGCCCTTATTGTCTGTGTTTGTTTATTATTATTATAAACAGGTTGTGGACTTGTCGTATTACCCAATGATACTTGTGGTAATAAATTATTACCTCCACCTGCTAGATTAATTAAATTTAATAATTCAGGAAATAATCCTGATGAACCCGAATTTATTACAGTTTCACCTGGTGCTAACATTGAAGGAACACTATCCACATTTGATGGTCTACCATTTTGGGGAACAATACCCCCTTTAGCCGCATAAAATTCTGTTGATTCAATCGCGGCTATCTGCATCGCTGAGAATATACCAGCAACTGAAGCTGCCAATGTTTTAATCACAATACCACCTGGTGTCCCTGCAAATGCTGATAGGGTAGCGTTGATACCATCAATTGTCGCTTGAGCAATTGAGAATCTTTTATTTGATTGGAATGATTGTCTTTTTAAAGCTTTTTCTTCTTGAGCCTTTCTATTCTCAGTTTCTTTTAAAACTTTATTATATTCCTCATCTGTAATCATTTTATTGGCAAGTGCCGCTTGATTAGCCTCAATTTCAGCATTATAAATTGAATCAATTTGTTTTAATCTTTCATCAGTTGTTGTCTGTTGTAAATTCTGAAGTCCTGATAATAATTGGGATGCCAACTGACTAAATAATTGTACCTTCTCAACTCTATATTGGAATATAGCATCCTGTGTTTTTCTTTCAGCATCCTCTGTCTCTTGTCTAAATTGTTCATTAGATTCTGCTTCTTTAACCCTAGCCTCTTTATTTAAATTACTATTTTGAGTATTGATGACATCAGTAGCTTTTTTCTCAAATTCAATTCTTGCTTGAATATCAGATTCAGACATTTTATTTATCTCATCTTGTTTTTCTTTTGTAGTTTTAACCTCATATTTTTTAGTTTCTTCATTGTATTTAATAACTAAATCATATTGGGTTTCAAATGTTTTTACTATTTCAGCAATTTGAAGGTCTCTTTCGGCTTTAATGATTCTTATTCTTTCTTTGTTTTCGTTTTCTAATAAACTTGTTATATAAACACTAGCCATTTTTATTGCTGGTATATAATCTTTTTCCGAACCAATAAATAATTTTTTACTATCATCATTAAGACCAACTAAAAGTTGTAATTTTCTTTGTTGTAGATTTTTAAATTCCCCAAATTCTAAATCATTACTTTGTAATTGGGTTTCAATTCTATCTAATTCAAGTCGTTGTCTTCTATTATATAAACTCTGTAAACTATCTGTAACATTATTATTACCGAATGTAATTTCATTCTGTAATACTTTTTCAGCAACAGTTAAATCATCATACATTTTTTGAGCATCCTTACGTCTTTGGGTATATAATTGATTAAGTTGTTCTTGTGTAAAATTGTTTTGTGCTATAACATATTTCTGATAATTAAATTCTAATGATTTTAATAGGGTTGCCTTATCTTTTTCATCTTTAATTTCAGCATCAATCTTCCTTTTAGTTTCTGTATATCTAACTAAAATGGCATCTAATGCTACTTTCTTTTCATATTCAATATCGTCAACCGCATCTTTTGTCCTTTGATTCCTTAATTTAGCTAATTCAATTTCTTTTTGATTCGCTTCCTCACCTAATGTTTTAATTTCATTATTTAATTCATCATATGATTTTTTTAAATCATCGTTGGCTTTAACAGTTTCTTTTGTTTGTTCAACATATTTTTTACCACCATTGGTTAATTCATCTTGAGTTACTTTTAATACATCAATTCTCTTTGTAAAACCTTCTAATTTAGAATTAGCTCCCGATAATTGGGCTTGCCAATTCTCCAATGATTTAACAACTTCAGAATTATTTCTATAATAATCCCCAACTGTGATATTTAATCTTTTAGCAACCCTTTCTGCTTCCGCTTGGGCATTCTTAATTTTTGTTTCTAATTCTAATTTCCTTGTTAAAACAAGATTAAATGCTTCCTCATTCTTTTGGATTCTTAATTTAACCTCTTGATAGGATATATAATCAGCAACCTCTTTATTTAATAACTTTTGAAATTCTGTTTCATCAGATATATTCTTTAATGTTGTACCATATCCATCATTGATTTCTTTGATTAAATCTTTTCTTAATTTTGAATTGGCATTTGTTTGTTTTAATTGGTATATTAAACTGACAAATTTAGTTGATTCGTCAGATATTGTTTTAATAGATTGTTTTTGTGCTTCAAGTGTGGCTAAATAAGCCTTTCTTCTTTTTTCTTCTTCCTTTGTTGATTCACTTGTTTTACTATTAAGAATTGCTAGTGCTGATACCAACCCTAATACACTTGTAACGATAATTGCAATAGGGTTTAATTTCATCGCTGTATTCAATCCCTCTTGAGCGACTGTTGCTCCCTCTGTAACTACTGTTTCTGCTTCAGTGGCGACAGTTAAAATACCCATACCTTGTGCTGCGGCGATTGCTGAAGCTTTAATTTGGGTTAATGTATCTCCAAGACCACCCAATGTTTTTACGGC